AAAAAAAAGTATGGCACTACAATGGACCGTAAAGATCTTACTAAATTAGAATGGCTAAAACATGCACAAGAAGAAGCAATGGACTTAGCTGTATATCTTGAAAAAATAATACAAGAAGAAGAAAATGACAGAAAAGAAAAAACCTAATCTTCCTAGTTTTTTTACAATGGCTAAGAACTTTTCTAAAGATTTAGCTAAATATATAAAAGAAGGCGCTCCAAACGTAACTTCCAGAAGTTATTTAAAAAGATTAGAAACATGTAGCAGCTGCCCGCATTTACTAGAAGAAAAAATGAGATGTGGTAAATGTGGATGTTTAGTTGAGCATAAAGCTAAGTGGAGAACAACTACATGCCCCGATAATAGATGGAATCCTGAAATAATACTTACTGATTATGAGAAAGAAAGAAAGCCTGATTCAGAAACTGGCTACAGACCACCAAATGCCTCTAAGCAAAATAAAAGAAATAGTTGAATATCAGTTTAAGTTTGCATCTAAGATTATAAAAGAAGGAGAGTTTAAATGTGTAAGGCTTCCATATTTTGGAAAATTTTCTGCAAAAAAAGGAAGAATAAAACATATACAAAATGGATCTATTAATAATAAGCGATAATAAAGTAATACCTTCTGCCTATACTCTTACTATAAAAGAGTTTGCAAAAATAGGTAGTAGAAAAAACGCAGCAAAAGAATTGTCATATGTTTTTCATATGTGTGATCACAATTCTCCGTTTTCTGTATACGATGTAGATATTAGGCACGCAGAGGTAGCATCTAGTATATTTAATATAAATTGGGAACCAGATGTGCATGTAAAAGCTGCTTGTACTAAATACTCAGAATTAAAAGAAACATCTGCAGTAAAATTACTAAAAGCAGCTAGATCTGCAGTTAATAAGTTAAAAACTTATTTTGAGATAATAGATTTAACTGCTATTGATGATAATGGTAGGCCAATCTACCACGCAAAGGATTTAGTTGCTAATTTATCTAAAATGGCAGATGTTGTTTCAGGTATATCTAAATTAGAAGAACAAGTTAAGAAAGATGAACAATCTAAATCTCCAAACAGAGGTGGAGTTATAGTTAATAAATATAGCCAATAGTGAAATTTATAGATGATTTAGAAGAGTTAAATACTACAATGCATAACGCATATCTAGTGGTAACAAAACAAAAAACACTAGATGAGTTGTATAAAGATTTAAAAACAGGTGATAAAGAGTATTTTTCACTTCCATTTGATTTTTCTAAATCAGATATAGTTATTGATGACCTTATAGAGCATTTTGGTAGAATAGAAGACTATGATAAATGCGAAGAACTATGCAATTTAAAAAATGCTTAAAAATACTAAAGACTTTCAGCAGTCTGCTGCTAATTATATGCAAAATGGGTACTACACCTCTGCTCTTCCAGGCACGCAAGCTTATTATGACTACTGGGATAGTGAAAAACGTAAATGCGTATACGGGCATGTTATAGATAATGTAGCTATTACAGGTAATCATTATTTTTATCTTAACTATTGTCCTATTGATAGGTCTGTAAAAGAAATATTACCTGACGGCACGGAGATAGCTAGACGTGATAGAAGTTTTCCTGCATTTTATGATGGAGATTGGAAATACTTTACAGCTGTAGATACATGCAGAAAACAAAACAAACATATGACTGTGTTAAAAGCACGTCGTAAAGGATATTCTTATAAGGCAGCAGCAATGCTTGCTCGTAACTACTTTTTTGTACGTAATAGTAAAAATTATGTGTTTGCAGGACAGAAAGAGTATATAATAGGTGATGGTCTTTTATCTAAGGCTTGGGAAATACTATCTTTTGTAGATGACAATACAGCATGGACTCAGCCTAGGCTAAAAGATAGGGAAATGAATAAAATGTCTGGTTATAAAAAGAATGTTAATGGAGCAGACGTAGAACTTGGCATGAAATCGCAGATAATAGGTGTATCTCTAAAAGATAACCCTGATAAGGTAAGAGGGAAAGCAGGTGAGCTTATTTTCTTTGAAGAAGCCGGAGCATTTCCAGGATTATTAAAAGCTTGGGAAGTAGCAATGCCTACAATGCGTCAAGGTGCAAATACTCTTGGAACAATGATAGCATTTGGTACAGGCGGTACAGAAGGAGCTGATTTTGAAGGAATGGAAGAGTTATTTTACAATCCTGATTCTTATGATTGTTTATCTTTTAGTAATGAGTGGGACGACGGAGCTTTAGGAACTAAATGTGGACATTTTGTACCTATTTATGAAAATTTAGAAGGATTTATTGATGAAAATGGAAATTCTTTAAAAGACGTAGCAATAGAGTTTGAAGAAAAGAACAGAATAAAAAAGAAAGGTACAAGTGACCCAAAAGCATTAGATCAATATATTGCAGAGCATCCTATGAATCCTAGAGAGGCTACATTACAAATATCTGCAAACTTATTTGACATAGCTTCTTTACAAGCTCATTATAATAATGTAAAAGTTAATAAATTAAATAAAATAGGTACCGCAGGTAAGTTGTACTATGGAACAGGCAACAAAATAGAATTTAAATTAGATGGAGAGGCTAAACCTATTTTAAGGTATCCTCACAGAAAAGAAGACGATTTAAATGGGGCTATTGTAATTTACGAATCTCCATATAAGAATGCAGAACAAAAAGTTCCTGCAAATTTATACATTATATGTCATGATCCTTATGGGCAAAACAAATCTGCAGACTCATCATCTTTAGGAGCGGCTTATGTTTTAAAAAGGGTTAATAATATATCTAGGCCGGATGATATGATTGTAGCTTCGTACATAGGTAGGCCTCACAGTCAAGATGAGTTTAATAGGAATATGTTTATGTTAGCAGATTACTATAATGCAAAGATAGGCTTTGAGAATGATCGTGGAGAAGTTATTGCATACGCTAGAAGGCATAGAAAATTGCATAGATTACAAGAAGAGTTTGAAATGCTTGATAAGAAAGATCTTAGAAGTAAAAAAGTAAAGCGACAATACGGTATGCACACTACAGAGGCTAGAAAACGCCAAGGAGAGTTGTACATACGAGACTGGTTAAATACAGTAAGGAGTGTAGGCGAATCAGGAGAGCAAGTTTTAAATATGCATAAAATATACGATCTTGCATTGATTCAAGAGCTTATAAAGTTTAATCATTATGGAAACTTTGACCGTGTAATGGCTTTTATGGTAGGAATGTATCATACTAGAGAGCTATATAACTCAGAAGTTAGAGAAACTTTAGATGACAGAACAGTTGATAAATGGTTTGATCAAAACTATTATTAATGATATATTATAAAGCCTACCTTAAAATTAAATTTAAGGTAGTAGTAATAACTAAATTAATTATTTTTGTAGAATGTACTTAGGAGGAGAAAAAATACCACAACAGAAATTACCATTATCTAAAAAAACTAAAAAGTGGAGAGAGGAGTGTGTAAAAGCATTTATCAATCTATCTAATAATGGTACTTCAGATAGACGCAGTCATCTTAAGTCTCTTTATGATTATTATAACGGTGTAATTGAAGACTCTGATTATAATTACGTTCTTAAGCCTTACGGTAAAACTCGTAAGAACTTCCCTTCTAAAATGCGTAATTACCCTATTATCAAACCTATAATTGATCTTCTTCTAGGCGAAAAATCAAAACGTCCGCTCAATTACACTGTTACAGTACAAAATTCAAATGCTGTTACAGAAAAAGAAAATGCTAAGCAAGCTGCTATCTATAAAAATTTAGAAATGCATTTTTTAAAATCATTAGCTGAGCAAAGTCCTGAATTGTTTGAAGGCGGCCAAATGCCTGAAGAAATTCCAATGCCAGATCAAATAGCTCAACAGTTTGATAATAACTATGTTGATAATAGGGCTATAAAAGGGCAATACGCATTAAATTATATAATGAAAGAACAAGAAGTGTATGATAAGATACAAAAAGCTTGGTTTCATTTTTTAGTATCAGGAGAAGTATATACACACAGAGGCGTTAGAAGTAGCGAACCTTTTTATGAGGTTTTAAATCCTGTAGATATAGACTATGATAAAGATCCTGATTTAGAATTTGTAGAAGACGGAGACTGGGCTTTAGTAAGAAAATACGTACATGCTTCTACAGTAATAGATCACTATCATGACTTTCTATCAGATCAACAAGTACTAGAATTAGAAGATCCTCGACATGCAGAGCATGATAGTTATCTACTTTATAATCATCCAAGTACAAACTCAGACCCTAACACGTTTAGGTCAAGACTTATTGAAGTTGTAAGTGTGTATTGGAAATCTAGAAAACGTATAGGTTTTTTAGAGTACTTAGACCCTGAAACTCAGCAGTTAGAGACTATGGAGGTTGAAGATGGGTTTAAAATGCCAGCAGATATGAAAGAAGCTGGTGGTAAATTAAATTATTCTTGGGTTAACGAAGTATGGAAAGGTACCCGCGTTGATGGTAGATTTTTCTTAGACGTAAATCCTATTGCAAATCAAAGATTGTCTTTAGATAACCCTTCTAAATGCAAGTTACCTATTAATGGTAGAAAATACTCTGATATAAATAGTAGTAATATATCGCTAGTATCTATGGGTATTCCTTACCAGTTAAACTACAATATTTATAAATACAGACTAGAGCTAGCAATAGCTAGAAGTAAAGATATTATTGCACAGTTTGACATTAACATGATTCCAAAGAAATGGGACATGGATAAATTTATGTATTATGTAGAAGGTACAGGTATTGCTTGGGTTGATTACAACAAAGAAGGAATACAACTTTCACCTCAGCATCAATCTGTATTAGATATGTCTATAAAGACAATACAACAATACATTATGCTTCTTGACTCTATTATGCAAGAGTGGGAAAAACTATCTGGTGTATCTAGACAAAGACAAGGAGAGATAGGCGCGTATGAAGGTAAAGCTTCTAGCCAACAAGCTATATTACAGTCATCACATATTACAGAAGACATATTCCGTAAGTTTGCAAGAATGGAGCAAAGAGATTTGCAAGCACTTGTAGATTATTCAAAAGAAGCGTGGCTTACAGGTAAACAAGCTATGTTTGTTATGCCTGACGGTACAACTGACTTTTTAGATTTAGACTCTATGTCTCATATGGAGACTAATTATGGTATATTTGTTTCAGATGCAGGTAAAGATCAACAAAAACTAGATCAAATTAAAGGACTTGCACAAGCTATGGTACAAAATGGTACTAAAGCTTCTATGGTAGCTGAGATGTTTGATTCAGACAGCTTTCCACAAATAAAAGCTAAGTTAAAGCAAGCAGAAAAAGCTGCAGAAGAGTTAGAAGCTGCACAACAGCAGGCGCAACAACAACAAGCACAGCAGCAAATGCAAATGGATCAAATGAAAGCTGAGCAAGAAACTTTAGATAAAGATAAAGACCGTCAAACTCAAATTGAAGTTGCTCTTATAAATGCAGAGGCTGGACAAACTCCTGAAGTAGATAGTCTTAATCTACAGAAAATGATAAAAGAGTTTGAAATAAAAGAAAAAGAATTAGCATTAAAAGAACAAGAACTTAGTATGAGAATGCAATCTGATTCTGACAAAACTTCTGTAGACAGAGAAAAAAATATGATACAACAAGAATCTAATCAAATTTCTAAAGATGCTAGACAATAGGCAAAGACGAAATATATTAGATACTGCAAAAGCTGCTGATTACCAAGGCAGTATTATAGATTTATTTAATCAAGCTTCACAAGGAGCAGATATATCACAGCTTATAAATCCCCCCCAGCAAGAAATGCTTACTGCGCAAACTCCACAAGAACAAGAAGTGGGGTTGCGTGAGCAGCATGCGCAAGGTAACACAGGAGCTTCTATGGAGTTTCCAAATGTACCACCTAATGCGGCATTTAATACTAAAGGCATGAAAGTGCCTATAAATATTACTAAGTTTAACGATCAAGGGCATTTAGTTCAATCATTTAATAATGTACCCCCTGGTATTGAGAGTTTACCTACAGGTCCTGAAAAAGGAACAATTATTGAAACTCCTTCTTATAAAAAAGGTGGGTATAAACAAAAATACCAAAGTGCAGGATTTAAAAAAAAATCTTACACAGATAAAGCTAGGCGATTTAGAGCTATGCGGCCTGCACAAGGGGAGTATTACGAAGGCCAAGTTGCTAATTCTCATTCTACACATCTTGGAACTTACCATAGCACAGGTGATACATATACAGTTACACCTACTATCACAAATAAGAAAGCTCCTTATGCAGGGTATCGTCCTCAGTCTTTTAGACAAGCTATGGATGCTGGAGAAGGTATACCTTTTGATACAGAAAAAGAAGCTGCAGATTTTGCAAAGGGAAATTGGAAATTACCTAAGTATCCTAGACCTAAAAGATAAATAAGTGGTATATAATAAAGAGAAAGCTAAAATAAATATATAAGTAAAAACCATAACTTATTTTAATTAAATTTGTAAAAATCAATAACTATGAACCAACCAGACAAAAATGAAAACATTTCCCTAGATGATATATCGTTTGACGATATGCTAAGTGGAGGTGTAGAGGCAGAGCCAGAAATGGAAGTGCCAGAAATAGAAGAAGAGGCTACTATTAATGATGAATTAGATGCAGATGCAGATAATTTAAAAGTAGAAGACGAAGAAGAAGACATTGTAGAAGAGGAAGGCAAAGAACCTGAAGAAAAGGAAGAAGAAGAGGACAAAGAGGACTCAGAAGAAGGGGGCGAGCAAACTGTTGTTTCTGAAATTTTATCTAAATTAGGATATGATGCAGATAGTGAGTATGAAGATACTACTGACGGTCTTATAAAACTTACAGAAGATGTAGGAAAACAGATAGCAGAAGAACAGTTAGATGGACTTTTTGAAAAATTTCCATTAGTTAAAAATCATTTAGAATACGTTTTAAATGGTGGAGACTCTCAGGTTTTTATGCAAGCTTATGATCCTAATTTGGATTATAATAAAATAGAACTATCTGAAGATGACACTCGTAGTCAAAAAGCAATCTTATCTGATTACTTTTCTACAAAAGGTCATGATAAGGATTTTATAGACGAGTTGTTAGAAGACTATGAAGATACAGGTAAATTGTATCAGAAAGCAGAACACGCTAAAAAAGCTTTAGCTGGGGTACAAGCAAAAGAAAGACAAACGCTTGTAAAAGAACAAAAAGAGCAAAGAGAGCAGACAGCTAAACAACAAGAAGAATTTTGGGGTAACATCCAAGAAACTATAAAGACCTCCGACGAGCTTGCGGGATTAAGTATCACGCAGCGAGATAAAGGTAAATTTTTTGAATATATTTCAAAACCTGTGTCTGAGAACGGACAGACACAAAGAGATCTAGATCACAATGAAGCAGAAGTAGAAGTGAAGCTAGCTATTGATTACTTAATGTATAAAGGTTTTAATCTTAATGACATTATAAGTAAAAAAGCTAGAACAAAGAGTGCTAGATCCCTGAGAGATAAAATATCTAAAAACGAAGAAACAGTTAAAAGTGCTCGTAAAGCATATAAACGAAAATCTACGTTTGATATAGATGATTTAGATCTTAGTATTTAATTAGGCAATTAGTGGAAACACGACTGCATATATAACTTTTAAAAATAGATAAAAAATGGCAAATGGAACAAATATAAGCGTTCAAAAAACGTTTTATAACGATTCGCAAATGACTGACATGAACAGTCTTGCAAATGCGTTGTTGTCTAAGCCTGCTGAATTATCTCCAATCATTACTCATTTATCAGGTAAAGATGACAAAAGGTTTCCACTATCTTTCTTAACTGAAGGTGTTGGAAACGTTAAGTCTATTGACCGTCTTGAGTATGAGTATCGTGTGGCAACACAACGATTGAGAACAAGGCCAGTAGCAGCAACAAGCCCAACAGGAAGTAGTATTGGAGTAGGAGGAGCAACTTTTGAAGTTTCTTTCCCTGACAAACATTTTGTATTCCCATACGTATTAGTATCGCAATCAGGTGTACAAGCTCGAATTATGAAAGAGCCAATGTCAACAGGATCTGACTGGGTATATACTTTACAATTAGTTAACCCATCAGCTACTGCAACTATGCCAGCAGCAGATGTGACTGCAGGAGCGTTATTTGCGCAAATGTATGCACCAGTAGGAGTTGATTTCTCTCGTGGAAATGCTTCTAATTGGGAAACTCCAGGTTTAGTTCGTAACAAATTAACTACAGTTCGTAAGTCTTACCACATGTCTGGTAATGCTAAAGATTTTGTAGCAGAATTCTCGTTACCAACTAAAGGTGGATCTACAACTAAATTGTGGATGGATTATGAAGAGTACTTACACATGCTTGACTTTAAAGAAGAGTGTGAAATGTACTACTGGTATGGTCAGAAGTCTTACGACTCAAATGGACAAACATCAATGAAGGATGAAAATGGTCAGCCTGTAATTGTAGGTCCTGGTCTTTTAGAGCAAATCACTAACACTGATACTTACTCTACAATGACTGAAACTAAATTGAAGAATATTATTGGTGACTTGTTCTACGGAATGACTGATGCTTCTAACAAGCAAGTTACATTATACACTGGTACCGGTGGTGCCCGTGAATTCGATGAAGCTCTTAAATCTCACTTTGGAGGAACAAACTCTTTCAAAGTGTCTAGTGGAGACAGTCGATTTATTACTGGATCTGGTCGTAACTTAGGTTTAACTGGATACTTTAATTCGTATGAGCATGTAGATGGTCACGTAATCAACGTAGTTAAATTACCTATGTTTGATCACGGTGCTGTAGCACAAGCTCGTGCAAAACACCCAGTAACAGGGTACTCACTTGAATCTTACCGTATGGTATTTGTAGATCAGTCTAATTATGACGGTCAAAATAACTTACAAATGATCTCTAAGAAAGGTCGTGAAATGATGAGATGGTGCGTAGCTGGTTCTGTAGTGCCTCGTGGGTTTGCTTCTACTGATGCTAGAGCTTCTGACGTGGACGGTGCATCCGTACATATGTTGAAAACAGCAGGTATTGCGCTTAAGCGTTTTGATACTTCGCTTGACATCACTTGTGTGGCTTCGTAACAGGCAATTCGTTGCGGTTCATATATATTGGTTTTTGGTTAGGTTGTGGGGGAGTGGTCCCCCACTTCTTTAACTAAATAATTATAGGAAAGTTATACTTTACATCCAACTAATTAAAACTTTAAAAGTACTATAGTATGAGTAAAAAAGTGTTCTTAAGACGTAAAGAGGTTAATAACCATTTACCTAAAGCAGTACAAGCTGAGGCTGTAACAAAACTTAGTAGTGTCTTTGTAAATAGACAACCTTTAAAAGGAATAACTCCTAAAGAGGAAAAAGAATTAATGACAGAATTATTAGATGTAAGCCCTGAGCATGTTGATTGGCCAAAGCATTCTAAAAGATTTTGGGCAGATATGACAATACCTGTAGGATTT